CTGATATTGCCACACGTTTATTAGCCTGGTCCACCGCTAGCGGGGGAGGCGAAGCGCATGATGCCAATCTCGTCTATAACGAATTGATTTCCTATTGGAAAGAGGACGAAAAACAGACACTAGCAAATCTGAAATTTCAATGGAATCGTATATTCAGTAGTAACGGGTCAGTCAACTGGTACTGGGCCAGTGTTTATAACGCAATGGATGAAACCACAGTTCTAGTGAATCAGGGTGACCATTTTACATGTTACTTTAAAGATCTAACCACCGCGGGCAAGTTTGATATGGCTTATGATGGCACCAAAGTTATACCCGGAGGTGAAGGTTTACGCACATGGGTGATATCCTCTGAGAAGAAGTACTTATTGGTTAACAGGCACACTCGTTTGTTTCAGGCCCCTCATTTACTACACGCTGTTAGACTGATAGATAAAGTCGTGATACCTAATATACATGCTCATATCGGCGTTCCCGGCGCGGGAAAAACCACGACCATTGTGAGTAGTGTGGGTGACGGTGATCTGGTGCTTACAGGTTGTCGTGAAACCGCCGAAGAGACTAAAGCCAATATAAAGAAAGTCATAAAAGATAAAGGCGGTGAAGAGGTGATCGATGTCAGGACAGCGGACTCCTATTTGATCAATAAACAAACGCAGCACGACGTTGTCTGCTTGACGAAAGATACGCTTTGCATGCTGGTTACATTCCTTTGATAGCTACACTTACACAATGTAAAATCATACACACCTTTGGCGATCCTCAACAAATACCCTGCTACTCTAGGGTTGCGGGTTTTCACTTCCTGTATAATAAAATAAAAGATTCTACCTGTACCGTCACTACCGTCTCTAAAAGGATACCCGTTGACGTAGCGCGTATAATTTCCCCTTTGTATAAGAGCTACGGTCCTAAAGTTACCACAAAAAATCCCATACAACACTCGCTGGCATATAAAAAGATATTAAATTACGGGGACGTCACGGACGTCCCCGGTGTACAGTATATGACTTGGACACAAGAGGATAAAAAGAAACTAGCTTCCATAACTCAATTTCGGAACGTCATAACTATAGGTGAAGCTCAAGGTATCACACGCATGGACATCGCTTTGATAAGACTTAACCCAAAAACTCTGTCCCTGTTCGGGAAACAGGAACAGGCCATTGTTGCTTTAACACGCCATAGGAGGACTTTTACCTATTACACAGTTATAGACTCAGCCAGCGACATTATCACAAGGTTACTGGCGAAGAAACAAACACTACCGCTTGACAATTTCAAGGACGCAGAGCCCTTCCCTCGTTCTTGGTTAGCAGCCGGGGGTTGTGCCAGATTAGTTCTAACTAGACCTAATATATGTTATCGTCCTGGGGGGCCCGAACTGAAAGAATTCTTTCTGAAAG